ATAAAAAAGAATGGATAGAGTTTTACGATATGTTAAAAGAGGCAGACGATAAACAGATTACAGAAAGGTTACCAGAACCATGTATCAAGGCCTGCCTTGATTACGGAGAAGAAAAAATGTTGCAGGAAAAAGATTTAAATAAGAGATAAATATATCTATGGCAGACTTAACCACACTAGCAGAATCATCACAGGCATTGTTTTGTTCAATTGCAGATTACATAGGCGTACAAAGAACTAATCAACTTTTTGACCCTAAAAAGTATCCTGATTATACAGATTTTAGAAATCAAATAACAGATAGTACTCTTAAATCAGCACACAAATACATTGCAACACCTGGTGTACAATTAAACGAATTAGAATTATTTTTAAAGAAAGATACTAAATGGTATGTATCATCTTTACAGATCGCAAAAAAATTAATTAACGACATATCTAAAATAGATCCTGATTTTAAGATTGGGCAACGAGGTTTTCAAAACATATTCTACTATAGAGGAGATAAAGATGTTATGGGAACTATAGAGAAGTTATTTAAGATTGCAAACAAATCAGGTTATAAATCTCAAACTAAATTTGGTAATCTAAACAAATGGAATCCTGCAGATATATATCTTGCAACCGAAAAGGCTAAAAAAGCATTACATGAAGAACTAAAAGGTGCAAAAGAAAAAGTATATACATTTCAAAATTTAAATATCATTACATCTGATCTGATAGATAGTGGTGATCTATTTCCTCTATCACTAAAAAAGACAACAAAAGAAGCTATATTACAAATGGTAAACTTTGATAGAAAAGAAGAAGTAAAATATATTAAAAAAGTTTCTATCAAAGGTGTAACAGACTGGCAACCTTATAAACCTGTTAAGTATCCTGCAAAAGGTAATACAAGGGATATGAGAATACTATTAGAGTCTGGTGGTGATATAAAATTAAGACATGATCCTAGCTCAAAAAGATTTGTTGCAGAAGCTATATTTTCTAAAGCAGAGGCAAGAGGTGGTTCAATAGGCTCTATTAAAGTATTATCAGAAATTATACACTTTGTAAATCCAGATGTTGCAAAACAAATACTTGATAAGTATAAAAAAGGTGAACAGAATTTCCTTGACGCATTAAAAAAGATAGAGTATTTAAGAAAAGATAAACCAAGATTTGACTTTGAAAGAGGTGCTATAAGTGCCACACTTGTAATCAACGAAGTCATGCCTGTACTTAAAAAGTTTTTCAAAGACAACAAAAAAGACGAAGGCAATAAAGTATTAAGATTGATGTTTGAGTACATAACATCAAGGACTCCTCTATCAGGTAAATTTGTAATAGCAAAATAGTATAAATAGTCCTGTAACTAGTGATTTATTTATGGGATTAGTGTAATTTTTCGCTTGACAAAAGCGTAATTTTTTGATATAATGGGTATAGTGGGAGAAAAATGTATAGTTTTAAACAGTATTTAAGTGAGTCAAAAAACACTCATTTAGAACATTTAGAAGACGAAATTATTAATAACGGATACCAGGGTGGTGTCAATGCTGTAGAGTTTCTTAAATCTATAAGAAACATGTTAGCGGGATCATCACGTAGAAAATTAAACGTATCTGTTAAATGGGATGGTGCACCAGCAGTTTTCTGTGGTATTAATCCTGAAAACGGAAAATTCTTTGTTGGATCAAAATCTGTATTCAACGTTACTCCTAAAATAAATTACACACAATCAGACATAAGAAAGAACCACCCAGGTGGTCTTGCAGCTAAACTATCTGTATGTTTAAAAGAATTACCAAAACTTGGTATACGTGGTGTCGTACAAGGTGACTTGTTATTTACACCAGCAGACTTGAAGTCGGTATCTATACGAGGTGAGGATGCTATTGCGTTTACGCCTAACACTATAACTTATGCCGTACCAGAAAATACTGATCTTGCTAAAAAAATTAGAAGAGCTAAATTAGGTATCATCTTTCACACTAGTTACACAGGAAAAAAGATGGCTAATCTGAAAGCAAGCTTTGGCGTCAATGTAAATCGTTTTGCAAAGACGCCAGCAGTATTTTTTGATGACGCAAGTTATAAAGATTCATCTGGTGTTGCTACATTTACAACAACAGAAAGTGCTCAATATGATAGTATGTTAAGAATGGCAATGGGATCAATAACAAAAGGTAAAAGAGTACTAGACTTATTAAAAAGACAAACTAATTTGTTATCTGTAGGTGCTAGATTAAAAATATTTTTCAATACACAAATAAGAGCAGGACAAAATATACAGAATGTTAAAAAATTACAATCAGAATTTAAAACATATTACGCTAAAGTATTAGATGATGAGGTTTCAAAAAGAAAAACTGAAAATGCTAAAAAGAAATATCAACAAATAAAAAATGAAGGCTTAAGATTTATTGATAACAATGATAATGATATTTACTTTGCAATTGCTAGTTACATAACTTTACAAAAAGTAAAGAACTTTCTAGTTAGTAAAATGAATCAAATTAAATCAATGGGAACGTTTTTACAAAAGGGTAATGGGTTTGTAGTAACTAATCCTGAAGGCTATGTTGCTGTAGATAGAATGGGCAATGCAGTAAAACTAGTAGATAGATTAGAGTTTAGTACTGCTAACTTTACACTTGCTAAGAACTGGATAAAAGGATGAAAAGTTTTAGAGATTTTATATTTGAGGCAATGGGCCGTAAAAGAATTATTATGTTAGGTGGACCAGGTTCAGGTAAATCAACCTATACAGAATATCTTGTTAAAGAATATGATATTACTCACATTTACCCAGGCGGCATGTTAAGAAAAGAAGTAGAAAAAGGATCAGAAATAGGTAAGATTGCAAAAAGTATTATTGATAGAGGTGAGTTTGTTCCTAACGACATAGTACTAGAGTTAATAATAAACAAAGTAGAAGAGTCGCCAAAAGGTTACGTATTAGATGGTTGGCCTAGATATATGCAACAAGTTGAAGACATGGAAAAGAACGAAGTAGGTTATGATTACGCAGTATTTTTAGATGTCAGTAGAGAAGAAGTATTACGTAGATTACTTGCAAGAGGTAGAGCAGATGATACGGAAGAAATTATAGGCAACAGAATAGAATTATACAAAAAAGAAACAGGTCCTGTTGTAGAATACTTTAGAAAAAAAGATAACTTTATCAACATAAGTGCTGAAGGTGGTACACCTGAAGATACAGCAAAAGAAATTATAAGAAAGATAGAAGATGGCGGTCAATAGTTTTATACAACATTTATCTGAAGGCATTTATGACCCAGGTATATTTAAAGCGTTCTTTTTAGCAGGTGGTCCTGGTTCTGGTAAAACGTTTGTAACTCAATCAGCATTTTCAGGTACAGGTTTGAAAGTTGTAAATTCAGATACTACATTTGAAAGAAACTTAAAGAAAGCAAATCTATCTTTAAATATGCCAGATGAGGAACAATACTTTAGAAATCTAATTAGAAGTCGTGCAAAACAAACTGCTATCTCCCAATTAGATAAATATGTAGAAGGCAGACTTGGTTTAGTAATTGACAGTACAGGTAGAGATTATGATGTTATTAGTAGAAACCATAACATGTTACAACAAATGGGTTATGATAGTTATATGATATTTGTTAATACAAGTTTAGAAGTCGCAGTAGCAAGAAACGCTAGACGTGAAAGAACTATTCCACAGTATATTACAAAGACTAGTTGGGAAGGTGTACAAAATAATATTGGTAAGTTTCAAAGACTATTTGGTATGAGTAAGTTTATTATTGTAGATAATAATAAATCTGATTTAGAGTTAGTCACTCTTACAATGAACAGAATTGGCAAACTAGTACGAAGATATATTACATCACCAGTACAAAATTATAAGGCCAAACAATGGATGAAAAAAGAATTAGAGGCTCGTAAAAGATGAAGTTTAAAGATTTTACAGATATAGAAAATTTAAGACACGCAAAGGTAGAAGAAAAACCTATTAAGAATTACACAGGTAACATAGACGAATTGTCTTGTTCTAAACCTAGCACTAACACATCTAAAGCAACAAAGGCTGAGATGTCAGCAATGCAAGGTATGTTCAAACAAAGAAATGAAGCAATTGAACAATCAGTAAAAAACCACGATCCTAAATCAGAATATGCAATAGAAAAATATCTAAAAGAAAACAATTTAGATATAGATAAAACTAATACAGATAAGATCGCTGAAACAGGTGCGGCTATTGCTAGAAAATTTAAGAACAAGTTTGAGAGAGCAAGACCATATCACCTTGCAGACTCAATGAAACTAGAATTTAATAGTATGCCACTTGTTAGTGACAGTATGAAGACACCAGCATACCCTAGTGGTCACAGTTTACAAAGTAGATTGATTGGCGAATACTATGCAGAAAAGTATCCTGAACATAGAGAAGGTTTGATTGACGCTGCTGATGAATGTGGTATGGGAAGAGTATATGCAGGTTGGCATTATCCTTCAGATCACAAGGCAAGTGTTAAGATGGCACAAGAAATTTATCCTAAAATTAATTTAAACAGAAAGTCTTTTAGTGAGAGTATCATAGACATACCTAGAAAGACATATGCACCAGGCGTATTTACAAAAGCAGATACACCTAATCCAGAATTAAAACCATCAGTTAAGAAAATGGTGCTTGATGGTATAAAGACATTTGAAAAATTTGGTAAAGTAGTTAAGTATACCTTAATAGGTTCAATACTTACAAAACAATATAGGGCCGATGCCGACCTAGATATTAATATCTTATTTGATATACCTGGTTCAGAAGCAGAACAAGAAAAGGTACATGATGAGATTAGAGAATATCAAGGACAGATAAATGGTAAAAATATACCAGGCACAGAGCATCCTATCAACTACTTTTCCATAATTAATCCTGTAACATTTAATAAGGCAAGGGACATGGCTGATGGTACTTTTGATATAGACACTAACAAGTGGATCAGAAAACCAGAACCAGGCACCTTTGAACCCGAAAAATACGTTACGGATTTTCAGAAGCGTGTTTCTGAAATAGATGTTGTTAAAGGTGAACTCGTAAGGGACATGATTGATTATGAAGAACTAAAAGACCTGACAAGCTCCGATATTGATAACTTGTCAAGTTTAGTTTCTAAAAAGCTAGATGAAATTAAAGATTCTATTAACACTCTAATTGATATTGGTGACAAGACTATTAACGACCGAAAGGACGCTTTTAGTAAAGATATGTCGCCAGACGAGATTAGAAAGTTTGGTGTGAAAAACCGACTTCCGAAAAATGTGATTTATAAAATGTTAGAAAAGTATCATTATCTCAAATTTTTCAAAAAGTTGAACGAGATCATGGAAGATGGTAAGATTACACCAGCTGAACTAAAATCATTATCTAATATAAAAGAGGCCAAAGGTAGATCAATAGCATTTACCTTTGGCCGTTTTAACCCACCTACAATAGGACACGAAAAACTTATTAACAAAGTGGCACAAGAAAGAACAGATGACTACAGAATTTATTTAAGTAAATCTGAAGACACATCTAAAAACCCATTGAATGCTAGAGTTAAGTTAGCAACAATGAAACAAATGTTTCCTAGACATAGCAGAAACATACTACTTAATCCATCAAACATGATATTAGATATTGTAACTGATTTATATAAAAGAGGTTACTCAAATATAACGATGGTTGCAGGTAGTGATAGAGTAAGAGAATTTGATACTATCTTAAAAAAATATAACGGCGTTAAGAGCCGTCATGGTCTATATGACTTTGATAGTATATCTGTAGCTTCAGCAGGAGAAAGAGATCCTGACGCTGAAGGTGCTACAGGAATGAGTGCTAGTAAAATGAGATCGGCCGCAAAATCAAAAGACTTTGCAACTTTCAAAAAAGGACTGCCGTCTAGTTTTGCTAACTCAAAAAATGCACAAGACCTATTCAGAAATGTAAGAAAAGGAATGATGTTAGCAGCTTCGTTTGACGCTGATAGTGCATTTAGATTTAAACCATTTATAACTGCCTCAACAAAAGAGGAGTTAGATAAGATGACATTAAGGGACAAATATATTTCAGAGCATTTATATGATGTAGGAGATATAGTTGATGATATGGAAAGTAATGTAACTGGTGTCATTGTAAGAAGAGGAACAAACTATGTTACCTTGGAAGACGAGGAGATGAGCTTACACAAATGTTGGCTATATAATATTATGGAAACTCCTGTCTATTCAGTTAAATTAGAGGAACGATCAATGAGCTTAAAAGAGAAAAGAAAATTAGCGTATGATAAAGAAACAGATCAACCTAAAAAATACGTTGCAGGTCTATCAGACAAAGAGAAAAAATCACACGATAAACACCTAGAAAAACAAGGTAAAAAATCAGATAGTGATAAGTCTGCTTATAAACAATCGCCTGCTGACAAAGTAGCAAAAACAAAACCTAGTAAACATACAAAACGTTTCAAACAAATGTATGGAGAATTGAAGACAAAATCAGAAAAAGAACCTGAAAAAAGAGGTGCAGAATTTAATACTGATGGTATACCAGAAGCCTATGAAATAGGGCATGATTGGGCAAAATATACATCTTCAATAACACCAGGTGAAAAACACTACAATCCTAAGTATCAAGGTGGTTCTTATAGTCCAAGTAAACATAGTGATAATTTAATTAATGTAAACGCAAGTAAGGACATAAGTATGACAGACAACAAAAAAGTTGAGTTAAAAGATATAGAAGAATGGGCAAGTAAAGAAGAAACTATTAATAAATATAAGGAAAGATATGGGGAAGAGTGGCAATCTAAAATTGAAGAAACATACAATAAGATGTTCAATAAAGTGATTGACACCAATAGTAATATGCAAGAAGGAAGAATGAAAGAGATCGCAATAGACCTTAAATCAAAGGACGAGGGCGGTTTAGATCCAGAGGAATTTCAAAGAAAGTACAATAAATCTAAAGCAGAGATGAGAAAAGATTTAGGTGCTACTGAAGGCTTTAAGTTAACGTTTAAAGACTTTATGAAAGAAGAAGCAGACGAGTGGGGAATCTTCCCATCACAAATTACAGAAGCGGAACATCAAGGTAAACAAGTTACTTTGAACAAACCTGTTAGGGGTGGTTCTAAAAAATTTTATGTATATACAAAAGGTCCTAATGACAATATTGTAAAAGTTTCATTTGGTGATCCTAATATGGAAATCAAAGCAGATAATCCTGCAAGAAGAAGAAGCTTTAGAGCAAGACATAACTGTGATAATCCAGGACCTAAATGGAAAGCAAGATACTGGAGTTGTAAAAAATGGTAACAAGATATAGAAGCACTTGGGATTATGAATCCCTAAACGAGTTTACTGTTGTTCATGTTGCAAGGTGGAGAGGTAAAGATGGCAAAAGATATGCGTCACCTTTTAAAACAAAAGACTCTGCTGAACAAAGAGCAAAAGATTTAAGATCACAAGGTAACACCGAAGTATCTGTCACACAAGATACATTAAGAGGTAACATCAAGTTTAAATCTGATAACAGTCCTGATATAAAAGGAATGCAGAAAGAAGATGTGGGTGATTATTTAAGAAGTAAAATGAACCCTACACAGATTGCAAATATTAAAAAAGTATGGCAAGGTAAAAAGGCTTCTGATATTACACCTGCAATTAGAAAGATGATAAAAGATTTAGATATACCAACTCAATTGGCAATCAAACATGCTAACGTACCTCATCTTGGAAAACTAATTGAGGATGCTTCTAAAGACGCTGAGAATGTTGCAAAATTAAGAACACGTCAAATGGCGTTACAAACAAAACTAAAAGATTTAGATCCAGGTGAACCTAAAGATAAAACACCTATGGCGATAACTAAAAACGACATAGAAAATATACAAATGAAAATGGATCAGATTAGAGGTAAAATGAAAAAAGAACAAGTACACCCAGCAAAATCTCTTATTGAAGCGATTACTGCTGTAAAAAACAAAGCAGAAAAAACAGGCATGCCATATTCAATACTAAAAAAAGTATATGATAGAGGTATGGCTGCATGGAAAGGTGGACATAGACCAGGCACTACACCTCAACAATGGGCTATGGCAAGAGTTAACAGTTTCGTAACTAAATCATCTGGTACTTGGGGCAAGGCAGATAAAGATTTAGCAGCAAAAGTAAGGAGCAAAAAGTAATGAACAAAAAATATTTTGATACAAGAAAAGACAGCTTAGAAGAAAAAATCAATAAAATTGCTTCTGAACAGTCTTCAATAACAAAACCAATAACAGATACTAAATTAGCAGTAGATAGAAAATACTTTGAAACTAAACCAGGTTCACTTGCAGACGCAGCTGTCAAAATCGTAAGTGAAGGAATGGATCCAGTTAACAAAGACGCTGTTAAGAAAAAGTTTGACGATAGAAAAGACAAAGACATTGACAACGATGGCGATACAGATTCATCTGATAAGTATCTACATAAAAGAAGAAAAGCAATTTCAAAAGCAACAGAAGCAGTAAGTCCTGCTCAACAGGCTGCAATTGCTATTTCTAAAAAAGAACGTGGCGAAAAACCAAAGAATGAAGAAGTTGAACCTTGTGGGTTAACTGCTGAAGCATGTTGGGATTCTCATAAACAAGTTGGTACTAAAATGAAAGGTGGCAAACAAGTCCCTAACTGTGTACCAAAAAATGAAGCAGTAACTCAGGACGATCATGGTGAGAAAATAAACCAAGATAAAAAAGACGCTGCTATGAAAAAGACAGATCAAAAGAAATCGTTTGACCAATTAAGAAAAGAATCTAAACTAGTTAGACTTGGAAATAATGGTAAAACAGATACAGGTAAAAAGGCTGCAGTAATAGACCTAGAACCAGCAGCAAAACGTATCTAGTTGCGACACTTTGTCAATTGACAAAAGCACTATTATATGATAGTATAATAGTATAAGGAAACACTATGAGTAAACCTATCATATATTGCGACATGGATGGAGTGCTTGCAGACTTTAAAACAGGCGCTCAGAAAACTACAGGTATGTCAATCAACAAATGGATGAATATACCATCAAGTAGAGAGAAGTGGTCGCATATCAAAAAGAAAAAAGACTTTTGGTCAACACTACCTTGGATGCCTGGTGGCAGACAACTATGGTCTTACATATCAAAATTTGATCCACATATATTATCAGCATACGTAGAAGAGTCTTATGACCCTAACTGTATACCTGGTAAGACTAAATGGTTAAATAAAAATGCAGGTATATCTAACAGATCAAAGATAAACCTTGTTAGAAGAAAAGAAAAGAAACTCTTTGCTAAAAAAGGCAATCCGTCTATTCTTATTGACGATTACGAGAAGAACGTAAGAGAGTTTATCAATGCTGGTGGTACTGGCATACATCACACAAACACATCAAAAACTATCGCCCAACTCAAAAGACTAGGCTTTTAATCTTATAAATAGTATTAGTTATATAACAATAAGAAATTAATTAATTTAAAAGGAGAAAAGATATGTCTTTATGGGGAAAAGGAGCGGATGCCGCTACAAATAAACCAAAAAATTTATCTACTAACGAGAACTCCCAGTATAAAAAGCAAGATGTTTACGCAACTAATTCAGGTTGGGTACAAAGAGCTGGTACAAAAGCGTCTGGTAACGATAATGCCAACGCAACACCAGAAGTCTTGGTCGCTATACGAGGACTTGCAGGTACATCAGCAAGTACTGGACTTCAGGAAGCAACTATTACAAATTTAAGATTTATAGTAGGTACTACTGCAGCTACAGACTTATCAGCTGGTTCATCTAGTCAAACGGTTCTAATAGAGATAACTTGGGATGAAGCAGTTACATTTACTGGAGCACCAGTAATGAAAGTTGTAAATAGTGGTGGTGGAACACACGATTGTGTTTATACTGCAACTGGTTCAACAGCTAACAGAAAGAGATTTACAGTAGCGAGTCAAACACTTGCAGCTAATCAAGTCCTTTCATTAGGAACTGCTCTACATGACGCAGTAACATTACCAGGTGGAGCAACTATCAAAGATACTGCTTCAGGTACTGTTAATTCGCAAAGAAATATTCCAGCGAGTTTAAGAGTTACACATACAGTAACGGCGTAGTAGAACATAATTATTAACAATTTAGGGGCGCTTAGGCGCCCTTATAAATATATTAACAAAGTGATCTAGGCAATTACCTAGAGTAGCATTCCCGAAAGGGTTAACAGGAGAAAAAAATGGCAGACAAGAAAATAACGGCATTGACCGATTTAGGTGACTCGTTGGCTACGGCTGACTTGTTTCACGTAGTGGATGACCCAGCAGGGACACCAATCAATAAAAAAATATCAGCAGAGAATGTGTTTAACAATATACCTTCTTGGTTAGGTTTAGCACAAACTTCACAAGCAATAACTGCTGACGCTTCATCACAGGTTGCAAACGTAACAACTGCTGTGACTGAAATAAACGCAACATCAGCGACTGGTGCTATTTCATTAGCAGATGGTTCTGATGGACAATTAAAGATTTTTATTAACACATCAACATCTAATACAAATAATGTAGTAATTACACCAACTAATTTACGTGGTGGTACTACTGTTACTTTGAATGCTCAAGGTGAAACAGTTGTATGTATATTTAAAAATTCAAACTGGAATGTAATCGGCGGACATGGTTT